TTGTTTAAGGAGCATTGGGGCGACCGATTCAAAGCCAATGAGTCGATGGTCAAGATTATGACCGACAAGACTGGCTGGAAATTAGCAACGTCAGTCGGCGGCGTGGGCACGGGTGAACGTGGCGACCGCGTTATCGTGGACGACCCAAACAGCGTTCGACAAGCTGAGTCAAAAATCATCCGTGAGTCAACGAACTCATGGATGAAAGAAGTGATGCCGACACGTCTTAACGATCCGCGTTCGTCGGCCATTGTGCTGATCCAGCAGCGCACACACGAAGAAGACGTGACGGGCTTTTTGCTGTCCGAAGGCGGCGACTACGAGCATTTGATGATCCCGATGGAATGGGATGGCCGGCGTTACACCACCTCAATTGGCTGGACCGATCCGCGCACCGTTGAAGACATTTCTCCCGATGAGCCAAAAGAGTATTGGAACGTCAAAGGCGAATTAGCTTTTCCTGAACGCTTCCCGCTTGAAGTGGTCGAGCGCGATAAGAAAATTATGGGTTCGTTCGCCACGGCGGCGCAGTTTCAGCAAATGCCGGTTCCGCGCGGCGGTGGCATTATCAAAATGGATTGGTGGCAACGCTGGGGTGCCGACGATCCGAAAGGATTAAAGTTCCCGCCGTTCGACACCGTGGTTGCGTTCTATGACGGCGCTTACACCGTCAAAGAACAAAACGACCCATCCGCCATGGCTGTTCTCGGCACGTTTATGGACAATTACCCCAACCCGGACCCGCTTTGGTCTGGCCGGCTAACGGGAACGCCGAAGGTGATGCTGGCTCAATGCTGGGCATCGCGCTTGGCGCTGACCGATGCTGTGGCCAAAATTGACGAGACATGCCGCAAATACAAAGTCTCGATTTTGCTGGTGGAAAATAAAGCCAACGGCCATTCGGTCTATCAAGAATTGCACCGGCTGTTTCGCGATAAACCATACAGCGTCATCCTTTCCGACCCCGGTTCCCGCGACAAAGTGGCCCGCGCTATGTCTGTGGCCCCGTTGTTTGAAAACGAGATGATTTATGCGCCCAACACCGAATGGGCCATTGCCGCGCAAAACGAATGCGCCACTTTCCCCAAGGGGGCGCATGATGACCGGGTGGATGCCATTGTGGGCGCTTTGCTGTGGATGCGGGAAAACAACCTGCTGAAACGCGAAGGGGAATTTATCTCCGAAGAACGCCAATTGGATTACGACGAAGAAGAAGGGCGGCAGACGCCGTTGTATTGGACATGATTAACTGGCGCAGAATGCTGATGGATACCACCGCCGCAAGCGGAACGCTGTGGAAGTTCCCGATTGGTTTGGGTTGCATCAAGATGGACAACAACCGCATCGTGGTGGTCGATGGCTCGTTTGGTTTTGTCGAATTTAATTCCTGACTAATTTAAGGAAAGTTTCCTTACCTTATGGCTAGGCCAAAAACTTATCGACGCCGGCTATTGGACGCGGAATGGGAATTTCGCCCGCTTCCGGCTGAGTGGTGGCGTGAAGTTAAGAAGAAAGCCGAGGCGCGTATGGCTCGCCAAGACCAAATGATCCTTGATGGATGCGGCTTGGCGGGTCGCACAACTTTGGACATGACCCGCGCTGGACCGCTGAAAACGGATGAATGGGTAGCAGCACCATCAATGCGTGGTATAGGACGGAGGATCGGTAAGTTATCCGCCGCTGAACTTGAGGCCGAGGAATTTAAAAGATGGTAGTTGTCGCAATCCGCACACCGGATCAAATTGAAACGGGCTACACCCCGGACGGGCGTGAAGGTCGGGTTGATCCTGACTCTGGTGGTTTGTGGGTTACGAATGACGACGGCTCTATGAGCCTTTTGGCCGAAGAAGAATGGAATCCGGCCAAGGCCGTTGGCGAAAATGGCCACTACGATAACCTTGTGGACATTTTAGACCCCAGCGAAGTCGCCCGTTTGGCCGACGAAGTGTGGCGCGGCGTTACCGCTGACGTGCAATCGCGCGCTGAATACATGGAAATGACCGCGCAATCCATTCGTATGCTGGGTCTGCGCATCGACCCGCCGCGTTCGGATGCTGGTGGCAGCGGCGCACCGTTGGAAGGCATGTCCACCGTCCGCCATCCCCTCCTGTTGGAAGCCTGCTTGGGCTTTCAGTCTGACTTTCGGGGCGAAATGTTGCCTGCCGGCGGTCCATGCAAAGTGAGAAATGACCACACCTCGGCCACCGTATCTGAAACTGTGGCTAAATTCGTGGTTGATACGTTGGTTGCAGGCGGAATGTTGAGCCAGGAAGCGGCTGAAGCGGCTGTTCAAGCCACTCAAGTGCCGCAGGAAGACAATCCCCCGCCCGCTTCGGATTCAGACGACATTGCCGAGGCTTTTGAGGCTGATTTTAATCATTATCTGACGGTCACCGCGACCGAATACATCCCCGACACCGACCGCGCTTCCTTCAACATCGGCCTCACCGGCTGCATTTTTAAGAAAGTGTATAACTGCCCCATCCGCGAGCGGCCCGTAAGCGAGTCAATTTCGCCCAAGGACTTGATTGTGGATGCCGGCGCGACTGACATTGCCAATGCGCCGCGCGTAACGCATCAGATTGAAATGCTTGCGCATGAAATTTTGCAGCTTCAAGAAGCCGGAGTGTATGCGCACTTTGATATTGGCCAAGCGACCATGCGCATTGACCCCATTGCGCAGGCTGAAGCGGAGACGCAAGGCTATGATCGCAATGCGCAGCGGCCCGAAGATCGCCCCCACACTATTTGGGAGTGCTATACTCGCGCCAACATTCGCGGTTTGGATGATTCGGGCAACGGTAAGTTTAAAGTTCCCCGGCCATACAAGATCAGCATCGACCGGGACACGCACAAGGTTTACGAAATCCGCCGCAATTGGGCCGAGGACGACAAAAAGTTCAAGCCGCGCCGCGTGTTTGTGAAATACCCATTCGTTCCAGCCCTTGGCTTTTACGACATTGGGCTAATGCACATTCTTGGCAACACGACGATGGCGTTGACCGCTTCGTGGCGGCTCAATTTGGACGCCATGATGTTTTCCAACTTCCCCGGCTTCTTGTATTCGGACGTTTTGGGCAAGCAGCTTACCAACATTTTCCGCGTTCCGCCCGGTGGCGGCGTTCCAATTCAAACTGGCGGCAAATCTCTGGCCGAAACCGTGCAACCGCTGCCCTACAAGGGGCCGCAGCCGACTGGTTTGGCGTTGGTGCAGGACATTGCGCAAACTGCGGCTAAGGTTGGCAACCGTCCGAACGTGCCGACTGGCGAAGGCCAAAGCAACGTGCCTGTTGGGACAATTTTGGCGTCGATTATTGAGTCCACAAAGCTCGTTGGCGCGGTGTTTAAGCGCCTTCACGCCGCTCAAGCCGAGGAATTTGGACTTTTCAAAGAGCGTTTCCGCGAAGACCCCGAGGCATTCTGGCGTCACAATCTAAAACCCGCACGAAAATGGGCAGAAACCGAGTTTTTGGCCGCATTAAATGACGTGGATATTGTGCCGGCTGCCGATCCCAACACGCCTTCTCACCTGCATCGTGTGATGCAGCGTTTGGCGGTGTTCCAATTCGCACAAGCTGCGCCAACCGTGTTCAAAATCCGCGACACGGCAGAGTGGTTGCTTCGCGGCATCGGCGTTGCCAACCCGGCTGGCTTGTTGAAAACCGAACAGCAGATGCAGCAGGAAGCGCAAGCCGCGCAAGCGTCGGCTGGCCATACTCAAGATCCTGGCTTGGTTGCTGCGGCGCAAACCAAAGCCCAAGCGGCGACCATGACCGCTCAAGCGGCCATGGCCAAAGCGCAAAGTTCCGCAGCTTTGAGTCAAGCTGAAGCCCAAAAAGCAACGGCTGAGTCTCAGAATGTAGGTAATGATATGAAATTGCGGGCGCACGAGGCTATTATGGAAAGCCAAGATCGTGCAGCCGACCGCCATGCCCAGCTTGCTATTGACACAACACGCGAAGAAACGGCCCGGCTACGATTGCAGCATGAGCAAGCCGCTCATCACGATAACCACTCGCTTGCAGCCGCCGGCTTGGCGGGCAAGGCCGACAACAATCCAGCACCGCCGCCGAACGCACAGGAGTAGTCAATGTCTAAGTTTAAGGAAATGCGTGCCGCCTGCACTGCCGCCAAGGGAGGCAAAATTGCTTCCCTGTCCGGCGTCAAAAACTTGGTTGCCAAAGCCGTCCATGAGCATGAAACCCATGAACACAAAGGCAAACATACCAAGCTGAAGCTTCGCCATGGCGGCGCTGCCGTTGAAGGTTATGCGCCCAAGCAGCGCGTGGACCGTCGCGCCCGTGGGGGCAAGGCCAAACACAAGCCGGGCGTCAGCATCAATGTGATTGTGCCGCCGGGCAACCAGGGCGGCGGCGCTTCGGGCGCTGCGATGCCTCCGCATCCGCCGATTCCGCCTGCTGGCCTTGGTGCTGGCGCTCCCCCGATGCCGGGTGCAATGCCTCCGGGTGGGATGCCTCCGGGCGGAATGCCGATGGGCATGGGGAAACCGCCAATGCCGGGTTCTATGCCGCCGGGTATGCCGCCCGGCCCAGGAATGCCGCCGAAACCGCCCGGCCTGAAACGCGGTGGCATGGTTAAAATGATGGCCGGTGCGTCCTCTGGCGAAGGACGTTTGGAAAAATCCCGCGCCGCCAAGCGCGAACAACACATGGTTGAAGAATGAAAACATCGCTCGATCCGAGCGTGTGGTCACCCAACCGGGAAGTGGGGGCGTCCTATGCGGGACGCTCCCTAACTTACGGGGACCAGCATTTAGTTAAGCGCCTTTCCCAATTGCTGCGTGAGCAAGAGGAACGGCTATCTGTGGCGGTGGCCAGTGGGTCACCAACCACCTTGGAAGCCTACCGCGAAATGGTGGGCAAAATTCAAGGACTAAAAATGGCGCGGGAATTTTTGTCCCAAGCCCAGCAAGAGATTAACCAGGGCGGCGAAACAGCCACCAAGCCAGAAAGCGAACTTTATGTCCTCTAGTCTTATTTTGCCGCGCCACATTGGTGAACAGCGCAACCGCGCCATGAAAGACCCCGGCATCGAAGTTGAAGCCCGCGTTGAAGGCAAGATGCAGCAGCCTGACGAGTGGTTTGACGGCGAAAAGGAACGCATCCGCAAGCGCATTGGATGGGCGCTTGATAAGTTTCATATGAAACTAAACCGCATTTTGGTGGCTGTTTTTATTCGTCCGTCTGAATTGCAGTTTGCCGGCGGCGGCAGCCTTATCATGCCCGAGTCCGTGACCAACGAAGACATTTATCAGGGCACCACCGGCCTCATCCTGAAACTCGGCCCGCGTTGCTATGAAGACAGCGACATGATGACGTGGACCGATGAAGACAAAACCAAAGAAGGCGACTGGGTGATGTTCCGACGTGCCGATGGCGGCGGCATTCGCCTGCGCTTGAATGGCGTTGATTGCATCCTGTTTGAAAATGAACGCGGCATCAAGGCGTCCATCCCGCGTCCTGACGTGGTGTATTAAGGAGCAATAACTTATGGATGAAGAAAATCAGTCCACCGAGTCAACCGACGACCAAAACGACGGCGTTGTGCTTGATTCGGACCAGCACGACCCGTCAGACCCGCAGGTTGCCGTCAAGGAATTGCGCGAGCAACTTACGACCACCGAATCTCGCTACCAGCAGCAGTTAAATGCTGCTCGTGCCGCGCAAGAACGTGAGCGGATTGCATCCGAAAAGCTGCAAGCCGTTTACCAAGACAAGGCGGCGCTCGAATTTTCGACGGTAAATAATGCGCTTGAAGCGGCGCAGATGCGCGGGGAGCAGCTTCAAAACGAACATACACGCGCGCTTGAAGTCGGGGATTACGCCAAGGCATCGCAGCTTCAAACGGAAATGATGCGCGTTGCCACTCGCATTGAAACGCTTGAAAACGGCAAGTTGCAGCTTGAGCAAAACCGCAACCAGCAGTTGTTGCAGCCTGCTCAGCAAACGCAACAGCGCCAAATGTCGGAAGCCGAGCGCATCGAGGCGGATTTGTCTAGGTTTGACGCCCGAGCGGTTGCTTGGATCAAAAAGCACACTGACGCCTCCGGTATGCCGAAATATTACACCGATCCGCAATTCCAGGCGCGGGTTATCGGCGCGGCGAACCTCGCTTTGGGGAATAACATCCCCGAAAATTCGCCCGAGTATTTTGATTTTGTCGAAAGGACCGCTGGTGTGACCACGCAAAACAACAATCAGTCGTCGGGTCGCTCTGTCCCAACGGCTGCGCCGGCACGTTCGTCCGGCAACATCAATCAAAATCGGTCCAGCAATTCCAATTTCATTCCGGCTGAAGCGACTCGCGTGGCAAAAACCATGGGCGTCGATCCAGTTGCTTATTGGGCTGAAGTCCAACGCATGGATCGCGCCAACGAGTTCAAGCAAGGCAATCCTTACAAGCAAAGGGGCTAAAAAATGGGCCGTCCTCCCCGTTCATCCATGATGAATGTCGCAGACATTGAAAAAGAATTGGCCACCGAACGTCGCGCGGCCGCGCTTCATGCTCCGTTGCTTAACGAGGGCATGCACCGCCGTTTGACCGACGAAGAATTGATGATGCGCGAAACTGAAGCCGATCTTGGCCAGTTTGACGTGCCGCCGGAACTTGTGCCTGACGGCATGATGTATCAATGGCACCGAACCGAAGTGTTTGGCCAGCCTGATAAGCAATCTATTGCCAATGCGGAGCGCAATGGCTGGCGTTCTGTTCCTGCAAGTCGTCATCCGGGCTGGAAAACGCCTTCCGGTTACGAGGGGCCGATTGAAGTTGACGGTTTGCGGCTGATGGAACTGCCGGATACTGAAGGTTACAATCGTCATCGGACGCTTTACCTCAAGGCTCAACAGCAAAAACGCAACGGCCAGGAAATGCTTGGCCGCGCACCCATGGGCACCGGCCCGCGTTCGCATCCCGGCGTTCGTCCGCAAGTCAGCCGCTCCATCGAGCCACTTTCTGTCGAATAGCTGTTGACTCCACCACCCCGATAATGCACATTGTCGGGGTGTGACGACCCAAAGCGGAGTGGTTCCCTCTTTGGTGTGTGGTTGATGTTCCATGTTTCCTCCCTTGTAAACTTATCCCCTGCGCTTCATTGCGCGGGGGATTTTTTTAAAGTTTTTGATGCGGGATAGAGCAGTCTGGTAGCTCGTCTGGCCCATAACCAGAAGGTTAACGGTTCAAATCCGTTTCCCGCTCCCAAAAACTTATTGACATACCCGTAAATTGCCTCCTAAATGCCGACAGCCGCGCGCTGCGGTGTTATTTCGAGGAATGCGTGTCACGCGGACACGTATTATTCCCGCGCCGGGGATCGCGCCTCATCCGAGATTGCCCTTGACCGCGCCGGTCATTCAGCAATCGCAGATGGAGAAGTGCGACTATGGCAAACACGAATGCCCCCTTCGGTTTCATCCCCTATGGTGCTATCCAGGGTATGGCCCCGAACTTTGGCCTCACCCCGCGCAAGATTCTTTACACCAACACCACCCAAATCTTTATGGGCGACCCGGTAACGACGCAGACTTCGGGCTATATTGCTCAGTCCAGCGCGCCGAGCGGCACCACGCAGATCGCGGGCGTTTTTTGGGGCGGCTGCGAATATTACAGCACGTCCGGCAAAATTCCGCGTCAGAACACTTATTGGCCGGGCAGCGATGCCAACGCCGATCCGTTTCCGGCGTTCCTCATCAGCAACCCGAATGCCACCTTCTTGGTGCAGGTTGCCAACTCGAACACGACGGCTGCGGCCAGCAACACCGCGACCCTGGCGAATGTCGGCATGACCGCGAACTTCGCGTTCGGCACCGGCAACGGCACGGCCAGCGTCGGCAACACCAACAGCGGGCGTTCGACGGCTTACCTTGATCTTTATCAGGCCGGCAACACTGCGACTCAGCCGTTCCGCATCCTTCAGCTTGGCAGCGACTTCTTGCCGGCTGGATCGCCGGGTTCCGATCCGACGACTCCATATAACTGGGTCTTGGTCGGCTTCAACAACCAAGAGATGCGCACCACCGCTGGGCACTCGTAAGGAGTTTAATCAATGGCTGTTTCTGTCGCCGCTATTTACGATCTTACGCGCCCTGGCCTGCGTGGGATCGAAGGCAAATATGAGCAGATTCCGACCCAGTGGTCGAAAATCTTCTGGCAAGGCAAATCGAACCTCGGCGTCGAGCGCACGGCGGAAAATCGCTATTTGGCGCTTGCCGAACTGAAGTTTGAAGGCGGCGCTACCGCGATGGATAACAACGCGGGTGAACGGTTCATTTACAACCACGAACATTTCGAGGTTGGTTTGGGCTATGCCATCACCCGCAAAGCCATTGATGACAACCTGTATGAGCAGGAATTTCCGGCCTCCAACCTCGGCCTGCACGAGTCTTTCGCGCAGTTCAAGGAAATCCAGGCTGCGAACGTCCTCAATACCGCGAACGTCTACAACTCGGCCATCGGCGGCGACGGCGTGGCGCTTTGCTCCGCTTCCCATCCTTACGATTACGGCACCTGGGCGAACACGCCGGCTACCGCGCAGCTTTCGCTCAACGAAGCCTCGCTCTTGTCGGCCATCACCCAAATCCGCACCCAATTCCGCGATCAGGCTGGCCTGAAGGCGTTTTGGCGCGGTCGTCGGTTGATCGTGCATCCGCAGAACGAATGGGTGGCAGCGCGCCTCTGGCACACCACCCTGCGTCCGGGCACTGGCGACAATGACGCGAACGCTTTGCGCGCCACCGGCTCCCTGCCGGACGGCTACGAAGTGATGGACTTCTTGACCTCGCCTTACGCGTGGTTCGTCCAGACCAACTATGACGGCTTGCTCTATTTGCAGCGCAAAGAGTTTGAAATGTCGATGTGGGTTGACGACATCACGGACAACCTCTTGGTCAAGGGTTATGAGCGTTATTATGTGGGTTACAAAAACGCTCGTTGCATTTGGGGCACTTTCCCGGTCTCGTAAGCTGGGCCTAATTTAGAAGGAGCGCCAACATGGCGATGACCGGATATACCGGCCCTGTAGTTGCTTACGGCCCCCTAGCCAGTCTTCAGCCCGCCGTGGCTGGGGCTGCGCTGGGCGGCGAGCAGCTTCCCGGCCCCTCTGTTTTCTACCATGGCCTTAGCGTTCCCGACCCGCGTTTCCTTCTCGACAAGGAAAAGGCGGGTGGGTTCAAAGGGGTCATCGCTACTCAGTGGGCGTCTGCGCTGTATATGTCGGCTGATGCTGCTCCGGCTGCGCACAGCGCAACCGCGATCACGTCGGCTGCCACGGTAACGAGCGGTACCACGATGACGTTGGCCACGCCGTCTTTTGCGGCGGTGTCCAACATTCCCATCGTGCCGACTGCGGCGACGACAAACTACGTCAATGGTGGCGTTGGCACTTACGTCAACGGCAGCCCGATTGTCACCCCCGGCCTGTGCTTGGATTTCGGCTTTGCCATGGGCACGGTCGTTTCTGGCTCGGCGTTGGTGACCGTGCTGGACGTGACCCAGTTCGTGCCGGGCATGCCGCTGGTGATCGCCGCAACTTCGACCACCACGGTTCCGTGGTTGGCCACCGTTGTCAGCATCAACGCAGCGACGGCCACGACCAACCCGAACACGCTGGTCATGTCTTCGACCGCGCCGTTCAGTGCTGCCTCTTTCAGCGCCCGTATCGGCACTGGCAATATTTGGCAGAGCAACGAAGGCACGTTCGCTGCGCCGACTGCTGCGTTGCCGTATCTTGCTTCCGGCCCGACGCTGCTCCTTGACCCGCGCCAAGGCATTGGCCGTGGCGTGGTCATCACTTGCAACAGCGCATCCGGCACTGGCGGCACGTTTACCGTGCGCGGTTACGACGTTTATGGTCAGGCAATGTCGGAAGCAATTACTATTGCGCCCGCATCCGCGTTGACCAAATACGGCAACAAGGCGTTCAAATACATTACCTCGGTCACTCCGGGGTTCACTGATGCCACTTACACTTATTCGGTTGGCACCAGCGACGTGTTTGGATTTGCGCTTCGTTCGACCGAATGGGAATTGCTGTCGGTTTATTGGGCCGGCGCTACCATGACTTCCTCGACGGGCTGGACCGCTGCGTTGGCGACTTACACCGCTTCCAGCACCACCACTGCTGACGTGCGTGGGACCATCCAAACCTCTGCTTTTGGCGGCGGTTCGGGCATTGGTTCGACGGCTTCCAACGGCAGTTACAATAGCAGCACGGGCGCTTTCACCGGCAACCGGCTGTATATGGGGCAGGATATGGCCATTTCGGACATCATCTTTGCCACGAACGTCAGCGCCGTCACAATGTATGGTAATGCCCAGGCGTAAGGCCCTGCGGTTAGGAGGCTAGAGTTATGAAAGCACATCACGGTCACCACGAAGGCCACCACAGCGCCCATCACCGCGCTCGTGGCGGTTCCTCGCAGGGTCAGGAAGACAAGGAATTGACTGCCGATGAGCGGGAAGCCAAGGGCAAGGACCGCTGGGTTGACAAGGAAGTCGAAAAGGAAGCCGAAGCCGATGGCTATGGCGGTCACAAGCGCGGCGGTCATGTGAAAAAGCACATGGCGAAGCGCAAGCATGGCGGCAAGGTTCATCACCACGCTGCGATGCACGTTGACGGCAAGGCCGCTCATCACCGCATGGACCGTCCGAAGCGCAAGCACGGCGGCGGCGTTGGTGCCGACATGTCCCCCATGACTGCGGCTCACAAGCTGACCGCTCCGCATGGCGAACGCGACCAGACCAAAACCGACAAGCGGGACGACTAACATGAGTTTCGTGGACCTCCGCGCTAAAGCCAAAAAGCATCGCAAATTGGTCGGCGTGGAGGGCCACAAAGCCCATACCCGGCTTGACCGTCGCGCCCGTGGTGGCGCGACGAAAAGCGATTTCAATGCCGCAATTCATGACCAACCGGCCCGTCCGACCATTGACGAACCGGGTGCCATGAATGCCGTTCACGCCCGTAAACGCGGTGGCCATGTGGCTAAGCGTGAAGCGGGCGGCGGCATGAATGATGCCATGAGCGCCGCCACCCCTGCTCGCGCCGCCGTAGCCCGCGACGCGGACGATCTTGGCGGAAACTATCGTGAAGAAAACATTGGCCGCCCCGGTCGCCCTGGTGCCGCTTATCAACCGCCCCCGCCTGCACCGCGCCCGGTTGCGCGACCTGTTGCGCGATCTGCCCCTGGTATGCTTCCGCGTTCGGCGCAAGACATTGATGAAGAACTTGCGCGATCTGCCCCTGGTATGCTTCCGCGTTCGGCGCAAGACATTGATGAAGATGTTGCGCCAATTGTCAGTCCGCGTCCCGAAATGGGCGGTCCCGCTCGCGCTATGGCCGACCAAGGCCCGGCGGGTCGCGTTCTTACTATGGACCATTACGTCCCGTCTGACAGCAACCGTGCGCGAGCGCGCCTTGGTTTGTCGCCATATGATGCCGTAATTGGCGGTGGCCGCAAGCGCGGTGGCCACGTCGCGCACAAAGACGAGCGCGAAGATCGGGCTATGGTCAAGCGCATGGTAAAGCCTGAAGCTTTGACTGGCCGCAAGCACGGCGGTCATTTGACTGCTGCTCAGCGCCACAAGTTGCCGGCGAAAGATTTTGCGCTTCCGGGCGAACGCTATCCCATCGAAGACAAAAATCATGCTAGAAACGCGCTTGCCCGCGTAAGTCAGCATGGGTCTTCCGAGGAAAAAGCGCGTGTTCGCGCCGCCGTGCATCGGAAGTATCCCGAGATCGGAAAGAAGTAACCCATGAGCCTTCCGTTCGTCCAAACCATCACCGCCGCCGCTCCCGCTGGGGCGCAAGCGCCGTATGCGTTCGATTGGATGCAGTCGCCTCCAACCGCTGCGTGGAAGGTGGACGGACTTGGCTCGACCACGGGCACTTGGAGCGTGGAATACACGCTTGATGATGTTAACTCGGTGGCCAGCCCCACTTGGACTCAAGTGGTGCCGGCTAACCAAACCATTAACGGCATCGGTGTCATTAACTTTCCGGTGCGCTTTCTTCGCGTTAACTTTTCGGTTGGCCCTGTAGGTGGCAACTGCACTTTCACAGTCTTGCAGGGTCAATCTTCGCGGTAGGAGTTAGCGTTATTACTACCAGCGGCACCACATCGTTCAATCCTGCGCTCGGCCAAATTGCTGTTTATGCACTTGGCCGCGTAGGCGTTCGGCGCACGGCGGTTCTTCAGGAACACCTTGCCGACGCCTATATGGCTGCGAACATGGTGCTGCAAGACTGGTCCAACGATCAGCCTTTGTTGTGGGATATTGACCTTCAGTCGGTGACGTTAACGCAAGGCCAGCAAACGGTAACTTGCCCGTCCGATACCGTCATTGTGACTGACGCCTATATTCAAACGAATGTCGGCTCGGGTCAGGTCAACAACAAGATCATCTTTGGCGTTGGCCGCAGCGAATGGGCAAGCTACCCGAACCCACTTCAGCAAGCGCCGCCGACGACGTTTTGGTTTGACCGGACGTTAACGCCCAGCATTAACCTGTATCCGGTTCCTGACGGCAACGGCCCCTATACGCTGTTTTATTACCGCTTCAAGCAATCACAAGACGCCGTGCTTGCCAACCAAACGCAATTGGCCATTCCGCCGCGCTGGCTAATGGCATTCACGGACGCCTTGGCGCTTGAGTTGTCGTTAACTTATTCGCCCCAAGCGTCGCAAGCGTTGGCGCTAAAGCTAAACGGCAACGGCACCACCATTGAGGGTTCTTACACGCGCGCCCGGC